TTTACATTAAAAGCCATTTTATTCTCCTGACTTTATCCTAGTCTATTTATTAGAAACGACCAACGATTTCGTCGAAGGCAACGCCAGTGCGAACAGCAACAAAGTTCAACTGAATGAAGTTGATACTACGTGCTGGCTTAATGTAGATATCGCCAATGAACTCGTTGCGATCAATAACATCTGATGTATTGTTTGTTTCATCGCAAACAACTCGGAAGTCATAGATACCACGACGACCTTGTACCGTTCTTAGGAATGGTTCAACTAGATTTACGAATGTTGCTCTTGTAAATTCATCGTTGAATTCAAAGAGGCTAGAACGTGCAGCGCGAGCAATTGCCTTTTCAAGAACAATAAACAAGCGACGTACATTGATACGATCAAACGCACTTGGTCTTGCAAGTAGAGTCTTATCGCCATAAAGAACGACACCTTCTCCTGGGAACGATACAATTGGATTGACGCCCTTCTTGTATAGTTCATCACGATTTGCCTGACTTGGGTTGAATGCAAGTTTAATAACATTCTTTAATTGACCGCGATTGAATCCAGCTGGTGAGAACCATGGATCGCGATCTTGATCAGTGCGAGCGCATAGACCTGCAGTATCACCATTACATGGAACCCAACGATAGGTGTCATTGTACTTGTCGTACTGATACTTCCAGTTGCTATCCATTACAGCATATGAAGATGATGGTAGTGAATCGCGATAGTTAGTAACCGCAGTTACTGGATCCGCAGTGTTTACATTTGCATATGTTGGTGACAAGAATGCAACGCAGTCACGGCGAGCACCAGCAATGTCAATTGCCTTCTCAGCAACTGTTTCGCCGCCACCCCCAACCATGATTAGAGAAATATCAACATTCTCAGTTGAACGGAATTGTTCGTAAGAAGAAAGAACGTTGCCGTCTGTTACTGTTCCGTCTGTACCGCGTGTGAAGGAGATTGTTAGATTCTCGCCTTCGAATGCATGGTTTGAGTTAGCAGATACACCCCATGTGTCATTATTTTGACCAAGAGCATAAACATAACGTGAGCCACGATATAGAACGTCGCGGTAGTATAGGCTGTTTCCAGACTCGTCCTTGGCGTTGGTTGCCTTAGATACATTCGCAAAACGCTCAACAACGGTATTTGGTGTTCCTGTGAACAACCCATCTTCGTCGATGACAGCGATATGCATTTCATCGTTTGCAAGAGCATTATGATTTGCGGCGACCCAAGTCGATGTACCAGGAGGACCATCGAAGAATGAGCCATATGGCGTCAATGTTGCGTTTGCGAATACAGAAGCATTCGAATTAGCGATAAGAGCAATCTTCAATGAGTTGCCGCGAGCACCAGGATAACGTGCGGCGAATGCAATATCGGAATTTGACGCTAGATGGAAAGAGGTAAAGTAGTTATCTTCGCTCTTAACTTTAACATTTGATGCACAAGTTGATGGGTCAACATTGAGAGCAATTGCAGAGTTTTGCGTTGCAGCACCAGCACGCGATACGAAAATGCTGTTGCTATATGAAAGAAAGTTTGCAGCAGTGAAGAATGGTAGGAATGTATTGGCGTCTGGTTTGCCGTATACTGCTACGAGTTCATCTTCTGAAGAAACCTGAAGGAGTACATCTACTGGACCCCACTGAAATGCGCCACCAATGGCGCCAGTGGATGTTGAAACTGCTGGAACAACTGTAGTTGCATCAATTTCGGAAACATTCACACCTGGTGATACTTGAAAAGCCATGTTTTTGCTCCTGTTAAATGGAGATTAAGAAATCTACCGTTTATTTAGTAAAATGGGGGTTTTGACTAAACTGGCTTCCATAGAGCGCCATCTTCAATAAAAGCCCCTTCATTGCCATCAATATCAACATGCCCACCCAAGAATGTAGGTAACTGTTCTTCTTCGATTTGCTGCATTTGCTCTTTGTATAATTTGGCTTTAATATCAACATTCGTAAGTTCAGAGAAGAATTGTTGATTCGTCATCCAAGAAAATAACACAAGAGTCATTACCATATCGTCATGAGAGCCTTCTTCAGCCTCATAACTAGACCCCTTGGATATAAAAGTCGATAGTTCTGAGATTGTCTCAAAGTCTTGCACTATAAGTTTTTCACTCTCAATTAAATTTTTAAGGAGAGAACATCCAAGTCGCTTTACAGATTTAGTCGTGCGAATCCCTCTATTTGACTTATTTCCATAACCCCATGTTAGCGCAACCTTCCCCTTTAAGTCCACAGTTGAAAGGATATTCTCATATTCATAATCTTCAAATAGGGCGTCGACGATCTGCTGACCGTTATCATTGATTTCAACTAAAACATATGCTTGATTATAATGATCACCGACTCTTTTAATAATTGAAGGATATACAAGAGGACTAATATTATTATCTTTATAGGTACAAACTTGACGATATGGAAGAGAAGTTACATCGATAACGCTAAATGCTGAATAGTCTAGACCCTTTCCTCGAGATGTATCTGCAATAATTGCATAGATATGCTCAGGCATTGGAGGTTGATAGATTCGAATTCCATTTTCGGATAAATGCATCGGTTTTACAAAAGCAAGTGACTTGAGAGCAGCCGCAGAAAGGAGAGTTCCTGAAGAACCCATGAACTCACATTCCATTTCTTGAAGAAACTTCTGTTCCCCAAGAACTCGGCGCTGCTCATCAGCCCATTGTTGGCTTCTCCCTGGAACTTGACGCCAGTTAGCCTCAACATGTGTAAACCCATTTTGACCTTCAACGGCTTCAGTCCACATTCTATAAAAGTGATTCATACCATTCGGCGTCGAGGAAATAAGAATCTTAGAAGTTGTACCAGAAGAAATCGTCGGATAAACAGAAGTGAAGAATTCTTCAGCAATGTTTGTTGGCACGAATGCAAATTCGTCGAGATATAGAAGTGAGATAGAGAAACCACGGATCGCACTTGATGCTGTAGAATTAGCGAGTACACGGCATCCATTTTCTAATTCAATGTCGCCTTTGTTCCAAACTTTGACACCCTGTTGAATCCACATTGGTAATGCTTCATATGCAAGTTTGATGCGAGCAAGAATTTCTCTTGATGTACTTGCTTTGTTGGCAAGAATCGCGACTGTTTTGTCTTGATTGAATAAGATGTACCAGAGAATATAACCGACAATGATCGTAGTTTTACCAACCTGACGACCAGCCTTTACGATTACACGACGATTATTATTGATATCATTGACAACATCTTTCTGAAACGGATACAAAGATATTTGAACAAAACCTTTGTCAAGTGTAATAATCTTGACGTAGTTCTCAATAAAGTATTCTGGATTTTCGGCGCACTTGACAAACTCGCGGATTTGATCTTCCGTGAGTCCCATTTGCATATTAACTCTTTTTAACTTGGGATTTCCAAGATAATGTTTAAGTTTAGCTGTTATTTGATTCATTCTTTAATTGCTTCAATAATTCAGCAGTGCTTCCGACAAATACAGCTTTATCAACATTAATATTAGTTGGTCCCTGTTGCTCTGCTTTTTGGGGGTTCAATTCTTTTTGTTGTTTTTGAAGAATCATTAATTTCTCTGTAACATCAGAGAGATTTTTAATCATGTTGGCGGCAACTTCATATGCACGTGGATGCTGTGATTCTTTTGCAACTTCTAAAATGCCGTCAAGTGCTTCGTTGCCTTTCTCAATTAGATTATAATAGTTTGCGCGCGAATAATCCGCGTCTGGATTTTCAGCATTATCTTGATGAATTGTGATTGGTTTATCACTGCTATCTTTTACAACAGGGATATAATCAGTATTTAAAATATCTGCCAATTTTGAATCAGTTTCACTCATAAGCCATATTTTGATTTAGTTGCATTGTAATTTTGAGTTATCTCAGCACCAGACAATGCTCTGTTATACGCCCGCATCTGATAGAATACTGGATATAGTTCGGAATTTGAGTTGTTCATTGTATCTCCAAAACCTGTACCATCATTTAAATGTCTTGCCCCAAAATAAAGCCCATTTGTCGCAAAGAGTGTTTGATTACCAATAGTATCAGTTGTTCCAACTTGTGAACCATTTAAAAAT